GTTAGTTTATAGACGTATGGTAGAAAGCCCATGGATTGTATCACGCTATGCAAAAGTAGCTGGTGAGATTTATGGTCGTGGTCCATTGATTACTGCATTGCCAGACATCAAGACGCTCAATAAAACATTAGAACTATTACTTAAAAATGCATCATTAGCTATTGCTGGTGTATATACCGCAGCAGATGATGGCGTATTAAATCCTAATACAGTGAAGATTATACCTGGCGCTATTATTCCTGTTGCAAGGAATGGCGGTCCACAAGGTGAATCATTGAAACCATTGCCAAGAGCTGGTGACTTTAATGTATCTCAAATCATTATGAATGATTTACGCATGAGCATTAAGCGTATTTTATTAGATGAGTCTTTACCACCAGACAACATGTCAGCACGTTCAGCTACGGAAGTGGTAGAGCGAATGAAAGAGTTATCACAAAATCTAGGATCAGCTTTTGGCAGACTGATTAATGAAACTATGATACCATTAGTTACTAAGATTTTAAGAGTAATGGATGAGCGTGGTCTTATTGATCTACCTCTTAAAGTCAATGGTCTTGAAATTAAAGTATCAGCAGTTGCACCATTAGCTATGGCTCAGAGCATGGAAGATGTACAGAACGTATTGCAGTTTGCACAAATTGTTCAAGGTGCTGGACCACAAGCTCAGATGACATTGAAAACAGATGCTATGATGGACTTCATTGCTGAGAAGTTAGGTATCCCACAAAAGATACGTAACACTCAAGAAGAACGTATGATGATGACTCAACAAATGGCTGAAGCTGCACAACAAGTAGCTCAACAAAATCCAGAAGCAGTACCTGGTATGGTAGAAGCTGCAACTAAGGGGATGATGTAATGGCTGGATGGGAAGATTTAGATCAAGCACTTCCGTTAGATGTAAGAGATGTAGCACAAGCAAGAGAAGATTTAGATAGATTAGCATTAAGAGTTTTTGGTGGTGATGACGGACAGAAGTTATTAGCATGGTTACGTCAAACAGTTTTAGAGCAACCAGTTGCTTTGCCTGGTAGCGACTCAAGTTATGCGTACTATCGTGAAGGTCAAAATAGTATTGTGAGAGATATTGAAGCAAAGTTAATTAGAGCAAGGAAAATGTAATGATAGACGACAACATCGAGCCTAGTGGTAATGAGGAAGCATCTCAGGAAACTGGCCTACTCGACAGTGCATCAGTTGAAACAGAAGCAGTAGAATCAAATCCGCAAAAAACAGAAATATCACATCTTGAACCAGAAGATGATGATAGTCCTTTAGAACGACCCGATTGGTGGCCAGAGAATTTCTGGAAGAAAGATGATGCAGAGCCAGACTTACAAGCTATGGCTAAATCTTGGGGCGATCTAAGAAAGCAAATCTCACAAGGCAAACATAAAGCACCAGCAGATGGTAACTATGATGTAGCCGCATTTAAAGACATTCCAGCAGAAGATCCAGTACGTAATCACGTATTGTCTTGGGCTAAAGAATATGGTGTAAGCCAAGCAGCTTTAGATACTTTGGTAGGCAAAGTTGTTGAGATGGGATTTGAAGCACAGCAAACTAGCTCTGTTAATTTAGCAGAAGAAAAGAAAGCGCTAGGTCCTAATGCCGATGCCCGTATTAATGGCATGGTTAAGTGGGCTAGTGGTTTAGTTAATAAGGGTATTTGGGGTAAAGATGACTTTGAGGAGTTTAAATACATGGGTGGTACTGCAAAAGGTATCGCTGCATTAGAGAAGCTTCGTGGTGCTTATGAAGGTCGTGTACCTACAGATAGCGCTCCAGTTCAAGGCGCTGTATCCAAAGAAGAACTCTACGCTATGGTCGGAGATCCTAAGTATCAAACAGATGACGGATATCGCAAGAAAGTAGAAAGAATGTTCCAAGAAAACTTTTAATTAGTAATCTCCGTAGTTTGCATTTGACCCACTTCGGTGGGTCTTTTTTTGCATATTACACAAAATACTTGCACAAATTTGCAAAACATGCTAAAAATTGTTCAAGGCTCATTGCATTCGCAACCCTTCACACAAGTCGTCTTGTCGTTTGGCTATCGTAAATAGCAAGCACTGGCCCAGGTTTGTCTGGCTAACCAAAGCGATAAACTTTATTTTTATCAATTCTAGGAGAATAACATGGCTATTGGATTATCAAGCGCTTTTGTAACCCTCTTTGATGCCGAAGTTAAACAGGCTTACCAAGGTAAAGCTAAATTAGTTGGTGCAGTTCGCCAAAGACGCGGTGTTGAAGGATCAGTAGTAAAATTTCCTAAAGTAGGCAAAGGCGTTGCTACTTTAAGAATCCCACAAACAGATGTATCACCATTGAATGCTGGCTTTAGCCAAGTAACTGCTACTTTAGCAGACTGGAATGCAGCAGAATATTCTGACATCTTTATGCAACAAAAAGTAAATTTTGACGAAAGACAAGAGTTAGTACAATTAGTATCTAACGCTATCGGTCGTAGACAAGATCAAATGATTATTGATGCGCTTGTAAACTCATCAACATCATTAACAGTGTCTAACGATATCGGTGGTTCAGACACTAACCTAAGCGTAGCAAAACTACGTGAAGCTAAACGTCTATTAGACAAAAACAACGTACCACCAGAAGGTCGTCACATTGTTCTTCATGGCAACAACTTAGCTTCATTACTTTCAGAAACAGCAGTAACTTCTTCTGACTTTAATACAGTTAAAGCTTTAGTAGCTGGTGAACTAAATACTTTCTTAGGCTTTACATTCCATTTATTGGGTGATCGCTCAGAAGGTGGTTTACCAATTGATGGTTCTTTAGATCGCAAAGTTTTTGCATTCCATAAAGACTCTGTTGGCTACGCAGAAGGTATAGCTCCTCGCACAGAAATCAATTACATTCCAGAAAAAACTTCATTCCTTGTGAATGCTGTATTCTCTGCGACTGCAACTGCTATCGATGCTGAGGGTATTGTTCAACTCACATGCCGTGAATCTTAATTTAAGGAGATACTAAATGGCTTATTCATCAACTGGTTTAAACGCTGCTGGTGGTCAATCAAAAGCTGGTAATGCTCCACAAATTTGGACATATACTAGTGCTGACGCAATCGCTACAGTAAACACAAGCGGCTACTTTAATGATGCTTCTTCACTTTTAAAAGTGGGCGACATTATTTATGTTTACGATTCAGCAACTCCTACAATGAGCATTGTATTTGTATTATCAAATTCATCTGCTGGTGTTGTAGACGTATCTGATGGTTTAACAGTAACAGCAACAGATACAGATTAATAGTCTGTATTGTAGTAAGTAACTTGGGTAAGGCGAGTGTTTTGCACTCGCCTTATTCTTACATTTGGAGATAGAGTATGGCAGCTGGAGATTCAGCATTATCAGTATGTTCTGATTCACTATTAATGTTAGGTGCTAAACCTATCGCGTCTTTTACCGAAGGTACAGACGAAGCATCTATATGCGATAGACTATATCCAGATATTAGAGACCAAGCATTATCAACATATCCATGGTCTTTTTCATTTAAGAAAGTTCAATGTGCTAGACTGGTCACTACACCAGTTACCGAATACAAATACGAATATCAACTACCTTCTGATCGCATAAACTCACCAAGAGCATTATATGACGCTAATGAAGTAGGCTCTCCCATACGCAATGAATATAGAATCATGGGAGATAAGGTGCTAACAGATTATGAAGAAGTATGGGTAGATTATCAATACTCAGTACCAGAATCATCAATGCCAACATATTTTGTTCAATTGCTTAAATATATACTTGCATGGCATTTATCTGTGCCTATTACAGATCAAACAGAAAAGGCTCAATACTGGCAAACTGTTGCTGTAGGAACGCCAGGCGAAAATGGTCGTGGTGGCTACATGAGACAAGCTATGAATATTGATGGCCAAGGACAACCAGTAAACGCAATACAAGACTTCTCATTGATTAATGTGAGATACTAATGGCTCGTTTTGTAACCATTCAAACTAACTTTACTGCGGGTGAAATAGATCCACTATTACGCTCACGTATAGATATTAAATCATATGAGAATGGTTTAGAGACTGCTCAAAATGTATTATGCCAACCACAAGGTGGCATTACTAGACGCAGTGGCTTACGTTATATCAATGCATTGCCAAATTCAGGCACAGAATCTGCTGCTAATGGTGTGCGATTAGTAGCCTTTGAGTTCTCAACATCAGATAGTTATATGCTTGCATTTACACATAATCGTATGCATGTATATAAGAATGGCGCATTAATTACTAACATCAATGGATCTGGCAATAGTTATCTTGATACATCAGGCGTATCATTATCATCAGCTAGATTAGCTAATATGTGCTGGACACAATCTGCTGACACACTGATTGTTGTACATGAAGATTTAGCGCCAATAAAAATTGTACGTGGTGGCACAGACGCTACATGGACTGCATCTGCTATTTCATTTGACAGTATTCCTAAATATGCATTTACATTAAGCGTATCTAATCCAGCTGGCACATTAACGCCATCAGCTGTATCAGGTAAAGTGACACTTACCGCATCATCATCTGTATTCTCTGCTGGCTCTGTAGGACAATATATTAATGTTATTCCGCAAGGCAGAGCTAAGATTGTTCAATATACAAGCGGTACAGTAGTCAATGCTATTACTGAATTTCCATTCTTTAATACATCAGCTATTGCTAATGGTAATTGGGAATTAGAATCTGGCTACGAAAATGTATGGTCAGCTGGAAAAGGATGGCCAAGAACAGTAACATTCCATCAAGGTCGTTTATATTTCGGTGGATCTAAATCAAGACCATCTACAGTATGGGGATCTAAAGTTGGTATCTTCTTTGACTTTGAAGGCACAGAAGGTTTAGATGACGATTCAGTAGAAGCTACATTAGATACTAATACATTTAATGCGATTACAGATATTATCTCTGGTCGCGATTTAATGATCTTTACAACTGGTGGTGAGTTCTATGTACCACAACAAGGTTTAGAGCCAATCACACCTACATCATTCTTTGTGTCTACAACGGGTCGTGCTGGTAGTAAGCAAGGTATTCGAGTGCAACAACTAGAATCAGGCGTGTTATTTATACAACGTCAAGGTAAGATCCTAAGTGAGATTGCATACTCTGATACACAATTAACTTATCTTACATCTAAGATATCTTTATTATCAGGACATCTATTAAAAAATCCTACACGTATGGCATTAAGACGTGCTGTGGATACAGATGAGAATGATCTATTATTAATTACTAATTCTACAGATGGAAGTATTGCAGCATATTCAATTATGCGATCACAGAATGTTATAGCCCCATCAGAGTTTGTAACTGCGGGTGGCGAGTTTTTAGATGTTGGCGTAGACATTACTACTATTTATGTTGTAGTTAAACGTACAATTAGTGGTGCTGCTCAATACTATGTAGAACGATTTGACCCTACATTATTAACTGATAGTGCTAAAACAGGTGGTGTAGCATCAACAGTGTCTATGTCTCATGTAGTAGGCAAAGAAGTTAATGTATTATTAGATGGCATTGTACAAGCCAACCAGACAGTTCCTGGAGGTGGTACAGTAACAGTTCCTAGAACATCTGCATCATCTTATGAAGTAGGATTGCCTATTACTGTACAAGCAACAACTATGCCAATTGACTTAAAGATTCAATCAGGTACAAGATTAGGCTTTAAAAAGCGTATTGTTGAAGTTAATGCATTGGTCTATGAAACGCAAAATATGGTCATTAATGGCATAGAAGTACCATTTAGATCATTTGACACAGCATCAACATTAGATGCTGATGTACCAGATTATACAGGCACTAAAGTATTACATGGCATTTTAGGGTATAGTAATGAAGCAAAGATTACAATTACTCAAAACGCACCATTGAAATTAACATTATTAGGTTTAGAATATAAAGTAGCAGTACATCAGGGGACATAATATGAGTTTTTTAGCAGCAGCACCAGCATTAGGAGTAGTAGGATCTACAGGAGCAATAGGCTCGACATTGGCACTTAGTGCTGGCAGTGCATTTGTTCCAACTGCAATTGGAGCAACAGCATCTTCTTTATTTTCTCCGTCTTTATTATTTTCTGCTGGATCTACATTATTCAGTGCTGCTCAAAGTATGTCTCAAGCAAGCAGTCAAAATGCTATGTATCGTTTACAAGCTATGCAAGTACAAGCTGAGTCATCTCGTAGAGCATTGGCATATGAACAAAGAGCTAATGAAACATTGCGTAGACTTAATGCTAATAATGCAGCAACAGTTGCTCGTGGATATGCTGGTGGTATAGTAGGATTAGAAGGATCTTCTAAACTAATAGCTGCAATTAATACTAGAGAAGCTGGCAGAGACTATCAAACAGATTTAAGCAATGCAGCTAATGCTATGCTATCTGGAAATGCTCAAGCGGATATTTATGGAAGTTCAGCAGACATAGCAACACGTGGTGGAGTATTAGATGCTGCTACCAAAATTGCAACTGGCGCATATGAAGTAAGTAAGGTATATAAAACTAAGGCGTAATTATGGCAGATAACCCAAGATACCAAAGACAAAATATTCAGCTTGAAAATACTCAGCCATTTGATTTTGCTAATCTTAAAGAGTCAATAAGGTTATCAAAATCAACAGAAGCTGGATTAAATAGGATTTCTGAGTTTGCATTTAAAGCACAATCAGAAAAAGCTAAGAAAGCTGGTTTAGAATATGGCGTTGCTAATCCACCTACATTAACACAGATTTCAGAGGCTCAGGCACAAGGTAAAGATATTAAAGATATCTTCTCGGAAGATTATACAGTTTTTGGTGAAGCAGCAAGAGCAGCGCAAGCATCTGCATTAAGAACAGATCTTGAAGGTCAAGCTCGTGATGAGTTTAGTAGAATGATAGCTGGCATTAATACAACAGATATTTCTCAGTTAGATATGGTTAATATTAGATCTAATTTAGATGCCATTATTAATGGACATTCCAAAGTATTAGCTCAAGTAGGACCAGAAGAATCATTAAAATATAGACAATCTGTTACTGTATTAGGCCATGCTGTTTATAAATCTGCTTTGGATAGAGTGGAAGGTCTTGTTAAAGCAGAGAATATTGTCAAAGTAGATGAGCAGTTAAAAACTCTTAAAAGTAATATTCCAACTTTATTAGATGCATATCCAGTATTTGAGGAATTTGATTTAGCATTATCTCTTGATAAAAAGACTATTAAAGAAATGATGATGAATATAGATCCAACTAAGATACCAGAATACACAAAACAAATGGATAGTGTTATTAAGAATGCAATCATGGATCGTATTGGTGATTATGCATTAACAGATAAAACATTTGCTGGAACTGCTGGTGAAGCAGCTATTAAGATTTCAGAAGGTCAAGCTGGAGACTATACTCAATATTTACGCAAATATGTTCCAGAAGATGAATGGATGGAAGTAGTTAAGCGTAAGACTGAAAAGTCAGTCAAACAATATGCACTTGTTGAAGCAAATGAAAGGCTAAACAATAAGTTAAAAGAAGATATATATAGAGATCTACAAGGTCAATTTTTTAATGGTCAAATTGGTCCTGAAGCATATATTCAGCAAACTAAAGCTAATGGCATTAATATTAGTCAAAAAGAATATGAAGAAGTTATTGGTGGAGAGAAAAAGACTCCAGCAAAAGAAAGAATGTATAGCAATATGCTAGACAGAGTTGAAACTGATACACTCAGTATTGCTGATATTAAAGCCGCGGCTGGCAAAACTATTACATTTGCAGACGCACATAAACTTCAAGAAAAATATTACAGACGTACTAGTGATGACAAAGAAAGCAATAAAATTATCATTGGCAAGTTAGATGAGGTAAGCTTAGATAGTTTAATACTTAAACCTAAAAAAGTAGCTCAAGCTGCCAAAGCTAATAGAGACTTTAGAAAAAAACAAGATGATGCTCGCACCAAAGGTTTGCCATTTAATGTAAGTGAAGAAGCAGAAAAAAGTATTAATGCCGTGCTTAAAGCTGATTCAACAGCAGAATATGAAGAAGCTAAAGCCGATCTAAAATCTGTTACTTCTAAATATAAGATACCATATTCAGAAGATACTTATACAGCTAATGATGTGGATAGTCTATATAAGAAAACAATTGAAAATGAAGATGATCGTAAACAAATGAAAGCTGCATTAAATAAGATTAAAAAATTCAAAAAAAACAAAGCGAGCTATGAATGAACTTAGACGAGAGATTTAAACAGTATAAGTTAAATGCTTACGTTCCAGAAGAAGAAATGGTTATTGAAAAACCAAAAGGATTGCCATCTCCTGGAATAGTTGCTCCATTGGTTACAGAAGGTGTGAGTGCAGTTGTATCTGATGTTGAAAAGATGCCAGCAGAATCTTTATTGGCATTAGGCAAAGGTGCTATAGAAGGTGCAATAGGTACTCCTGGAGATCTTATATCTATTCTTAAAGGTGCTTATTATGCTGCTACTACTCCAGAAGGGCAAAGCAAACTTGAGGAATTTACACGTGGATTAGAATCATCTACTGTATTACCTACCACTGAAGATGTTAAAAAGTTTATTAATGAGTTAGTTCCACAATTACAAACAAAAGCAACAGCTGCTGAATCAGTTGGTGAGATTATAGCTCCATCTGGAGTAGCAACATATTTAGCAAAAGGTGCGGCTAAGGGATTTAAATCTATTACAAATGTAATAAAAGACACTAGCTTGGGTAAAATAGATACTGGCATATTAAAAACAAATCCAGAATTTAAGACTTGGTTTGGACAAAGTAAAATTGCAGACGCAAGTGGAAATCCAATTATTTTATACCATGGAACAATGAAGGATTTTTCAGAATTTAAAACTCCTAATGAAATATCTAGTAAAAACATGGGTGGTGCAATATGGCTAACATCAGATAAGGAGTTTGCAAATGCATACTCTATGAAATTTAAAGAAGGCACAATTACCCCAACAAAAGGCGGGCAAGTTATTCCTGTTTATGTCAAGATGAATAACCCATATCCAGCCTATAAATTTAATGAAGGTGTACCATCTGGAATAGATGATGTCAAAAAATTACAAGCGCAAGGCTATGATGGAGTGCATTTAAAAAATACTAAAGGTAGAAGTATTTATCTTGCATTTAATAATGATCAGATTTCACCAGCATTATCAGTTCCAATGGAAAGAAAAATAACTGAAACAGAAGCAATGAAATTTGGTAAGCAAACCAAAAAACTTCTTGAAAGCATAAAGAAATGACAATTGATAATAGACCATTAGACCAAAGATTAAATGCACTTGATAATGTAACTCAAGAATTAGATCAAGTTACAAAGACTATTGATCCTAATGAAACAACTACTGCTACATTAGAGCAATCTGTTCCTTATACAACAGAAGGCGATATGATGACAGATGACATCACTGCATTGCCCGATGAAAATGATTCTACATTTACTGGTGAAAAAGTTGATGTTGCTATTAATCTTAAAAAACCATTAGACATTGTTAAAAAGATTATTACAAAAACACCTAAAGATGTTACAGATGATCTAGCCAAACCATTAATTATGCCAGGCAAAACTTTTGAGAAAAAGGGTAAATTTACTGTTATCCCAGAAGCTGGTAAAGAAACCATGGAAAAAGTTACTAAGCAAATGGTTACGCCAGATCCTAAAGCTGAAGTTGATAAATTACTTTATGATCCAACATCATCACTAGATTTTAATAATCTTGGTAAGTCTATTACAGATACCTATGATTTAGTTAAATACGAAAAGATGTCATATACAGACATTATTGACTCTATTAAAAAAGATGGCGTATATGATGATAAATTTCTTGAGTATGTTATTAATACCAATTCTAAAGCTGTTGCAGATCCTAAACAATTTGCAATGCTTCCATATGTAGCGCGTAGCATTCAAGATAAAAACGTAGAGCTATGGCAAAAGTATGTAGCTGCAAAAGCTATAGATCCATTAAGTACAGAGACCAAAGACTTAGCTGCTCAGTTTGCATTAGGCATTAATATGGAAGGCAACTTTATGAAAGGTGCTGTTGGCAAACGTAGAGATGTTGCTAGAACATTTGGTATATTGAGACAAGCATACAAAGAAGCAACCATTAGCAATAAGAGAACAGAAATGCTTGACAAAGTATTAGAAAATTCTGGTGGCTTAGATAATATTGATGATCTTGGAAATCACTATATTGCATTAAATGCTGGTATGGATCGTGCTTTAGTTGCAGAAAAAACATTATATAGCAGCGCCAAAGATATGTGGTATGCCACGTGGATTAATGGTTTATTATCATCTCCTATTACGCATGCAAAGAACATTGCTGGTAACGCATTATTTGGTATGTGGCAAATCCCAGAAAGAGCTGTGGCTTCTGTTATTGGCAAAGGAAGATCGGTATTAACTGGGGATAAAGATTATATTCAAATCAACGAAGTCATGTCTCAAGCTCAGGCTATGATGACAGCATCTACAGATGCCTTTAGATTGGCTAGTAAAGCATTTAAAACAAATATGCCTACTGATCCAGTTACTAAGTTAGAAATGACAAAGACTGGTCGAGATGACTTTAATCTTAACTTTGGTGACAGTACATTTGGCAAAGGGATGACTGAGGCTATTAAATATTATGGCAATGTAGTTACTATTCCAGGTAGAACGCTAATGGCAGAAGATGAGTTTTTTAAAGCTATTGGGTATAGAAGTGAATTAACTGCATTAGCTAGACGAGAAGGCAATAGAAAGTATGATGAACTTATAGTATCTGGCATGGATGCCGACAAAGCCCGCACGCAGTCTACTAATTATATGGCTGACTTATTAACAAATCCAACAGATGAATTACATGAAGCTGCAACTAAACAAGCTAGAACAGTTACATTTACTGCTGAATTAGAAGGCATAATGAGAACAGTTAATCAAGGAATTAATACAGAAATTAAAGGATTCCCATACTTTAAACTATATTTCCCTTTTGTAAGAACACCGCTAAATATTATTAAAGAAACATTATCACGTTCTCCAGCTGGCATACCATCTTCTATTGTAACTGCAATTAAAACTGGTGGTATTGAAGCAGATCAAGCATTGGCTAAAGTAACGCTAGGTAGTATGGCTATGTATGGTACATACCAATACACATTAGGTGGGCAATTAACTGGTCCAGGCCCATTTAAACTTAAAGAAAAAGAGGCATTAAAAGCAACTGGATGGCAACCATTTTCATTTGTACTTAATAAGAAAGATGTAAGCGATGAAAATATTGCTAAGTTTAGCGAAGTCTCTAATGTAAGTGTTGGCCCAGATAAAATATATGTATCTTATGAAGCTCTAGGTCCAATAGCGTCATTACTAGGTATGTCTGCTGCATCTGCTGAATATGCTATGTTAGATCCAGATGATGAAAGTTTAGGTAGATTAGCTATGGCTGGCGCTGTTGGAATGTATGATTACATGAGCAATCTTGATATGTTGCAAACTATAGGAGATATTCATAATATTTTTGCTGGCAATGAATCTACATCGGCAAGTGCATTAAACGATATGATAACTAAATTATCTCAACAAGCAGTATCATTTGGTTTTGGTGGGTCTCCAGTCATTATGGTAGATGGCAAGATTTCTACTGGAGCATATTCTGGATTATCAGCAACTGTTGAAAGATATATGAATCCAACAAAATCAAATTTAATGCGTGAAGAAACTGCATTAAGAGATGATGTCAATCCATTGTATGAAGGGTTTTGGAGAGAATTGGCTACCATTAAATCACGTAGTCCACGCATGAGTGATGACTTACCACCAGCTTTAGATCCATTAACAGGATATGAAAAGAAAGTTGGCAAAGGTAATTTCTACGAAACCTTTAGTCCGTTT